CATCGCAACAAAACACTTGCGGCCGGCCAACGACTCCGGCTTCAGTAAGCCACTCGGATCACCCGGCGATACGATACAGGCACGCCAGGTATCCAGGGCCAGCCAGCGGGTCTCCTGGGCCGTCTTCTGGCAGAGGTGCAGCCGGCGGAAGACGTTCTCGTACCGGGGCACCTCGATGGCCGTTCGGAACTCCTTCTGCAGGGCCTCCATGCTGATGCTGACGTTGAGGTTTGGGTTGGCTGCCTTCCATACCTTGACGTCCTTCCAGTCAGCCTCCTGGGGGGCGATATAGAGAACCGGCAGGAACGTTGAGTCGAGCAGCGTACCATCCTGGACGCTTTTGGCGTAGGACTCCTTTTCGTTACAAACTGACACCCGGTCATAGTCGGCCGTCGTGATGTAGACGATCAACGGCTGCCGACGACTACCGGTGCCCGTGGTCAGCGTATCCACCAGGTCGCTTGTTTGGAATGTGTGCAGCTCGTCGACCACGACGCCATGGATGTTGAAGCCGTGACTGCCGAGGCTGTCCGACGATATCACGCGGTAGGTTGCGTAGTCCGGGTCGCCCGGCTGGCCGATCTCCAGGGCCTTCGCCTGGCCCTTGAAGACCTTAACTCGTCTGCGCAGTACATCGTCGCCCCGCAGCATACCGGCGGCGTGCGTCCAGACGAGACTGGCCTGATCGTACTTACTGGCCGCCCCGTAGATCTCGGCGCCCGTCTCGCCGTCCTCGCACAGCAGATAAAGGATGATCGCGGCACACATAGCCGTCTTGCCGTTCTTGCGAGGGATCTCGATGAAGCACTCTCGATACCGACGAAGGCCGGTCCGCTTGTCCACCCAGCCGAACAGATTCCCAATGATCGCCTGCTCCCAGGGCTCCAGCAAAAAGGGCTGACCAGCCAGTGCGCCCTTGATGTGCCGAAGGCGGCACTGAATGAAGTCGATCGCCTTGCGGGCCAGCTTACAATCAAACCGATAGGCATCGGCACCCTTCGATGGGTTGTAGCCGGGGATCTTCTTGATCACGGCCCGCAGTTGCCGGTCGGTCAGGGATTCGGGGACCGCAACTGCCGCAGGCGCTGGAACCGCCGCTTCCTTTGCGGCCTTGTCCCGGCGACGTGCCAATGGCGAACCTCGGCGGTCCAGCACTTCCTGCGGTAGTTGTTTCGGGCCCCTTGATCCCATGTGTCGGTCTAGTCCTGGTCGTCCGGGTCGTCCTGGTTGGTGTCCACGGCTTGCTGGCCTTCGTCAACGGGCGGCTTAGGCTGTTCGGCAGGCTTCTTGCTGGCCTTCGGGGTCTTCGGGGCCTTCTTGGACACCTTGGCCGTGCGGCACGTCGGACATAACCCATCGGCGGCCGGGTATCGGCCCTTCATGCCGGCGTTACCGTGGCACTTCTTGCATTCTCTTTTCATGGACTTTTCCTTTCGGCAAAGGTTAATTATCAAAGCTGGTGAGCAGGCCAGGTCGCTCGGCTGTGGCATGAGGTGTACGGACAAAGCTTCGCCCAATCGAAATTGATTCAAAGCTGGTCACTCCTGCCCTTTCGCCGCTGCATCAAAGACTTTGGCTACTTCACGTCTTATAGGTCGGGCCGCCCTCGCTGCTACTCACCGTTACGCGTCAGGATCTGCTTACGATGTCACGCCCCACATGGCAATGTCATACACACAGGAGCCGGAACCACCGCTGATCGTAATCTTGATGCTCTTGTTGGTCCCCATGGCCCAGCCAGCAGTACCCGGATTGCTCATGAAGAACTCACAACCCGGCAGCAGGTCGATCGTTTCGGTATTGGCCGAAGTAAACGGGACCATTGCGGCCGCGCCATTGAGTGACAGCGTCAACGCGGTGCTGGTGTTTTTGATATAGATGGCTTTCAGAATGTCCATGGCAACCACGTTGCCAATACCATTCTTTTCCACCGCTCCATCGTGGATGTTGATCGTCTCAGTGCCGCCCTGGACCACCGTCCGCTGATCCTCCCAGAACACGTTGATCTGGTTGGCCGCGGTCCCCGACGCAAAGGTCGGCCCCCGGACCTCATCCATTCGCTCGATGCCCACCGAGCCGCCGAAGTCCATGTCGTTCTCTTGCTGGGCTGTAAACCGCAGCTTTAGGGTTGCTGTTGCTGATAATGCCATGTCTTGTCACTCCTAATTAGGTTATTATGGACAGCGTGAAAGCTTTCACATTATTGGCGGCCGACGTTTCCCACCTCCCTCCACCAGCGGATCGTCCGCTGAAGACCTTCCGTAAAGGGCATCCGCGACTCAAATCCAAAGAACTCCCTTGCCCGGCTGACGTCGAGACATCGGCGAGGCTGGCCGTCGGGCTTGAAGGAATCCCAGACCAACTGGCCCGTGAAACCCGTCAGGGCCTTAATCTTCTCAGCCAGGTCACGAATGGTGATCTCGAAACCTGCGCCGATGTTCACGGGCTCCGCGTCGTCATACCGCTCCGCGGCCAGCCCGATTGCACGGGCCGCGTCTTCCACGTAGAAGAACTCACGGCTCGCGGACCCGGTGCCCCAGACCACCACCTCGTTGGCAGCGGTGTCCACGGCGAGACAGAACTTGCGAATGAGGGCCGGGATAACGTGGCTCGTCTCAAGGTTGAAGTTGTCGCCAGGCCCGTAGAGATTGACCGGCAGCAGGTAAATCCCGGCAAGGCCGTACTGTTGGCGGTAGCTCTGTAGCATCACCAGCAGGGCCTTCTTGGCTATCCCATACGGCGCGTTGGTCTCCTCCGGGTAGCCGTTCCACAGGTCCGCCTCCTTAAGTGGAACCGGTGCGAACTTCGGATACGCACAGACGGTCCCGACCTGAAGGAATTTCTTGAGCCCCCGCAGCCGGGCCTGCTCGATTAGGTGCAGCCCCATCGCCAGGTTGGCGTAGAAGAACCGGCCGGGATTGGCACGATTGGCCCCGATGCCGCCGACCTGTGCAGCCAAATGGATGACGACAGTCGGCGACATTTCTTCATACATTCGGACAACGTCTGGCTCCTTCGTCAGATCATAGTCCGCGACCAGCGGGACAAGGATGCTGTCCTTGGGTATCCCCCGATGTCGCAGGTAGTTCTGGAGATGCACGCCCAGAAAACCCGCTCCGCCGGTGATGACAACTCTTTCCTTGGTCAGGTCCAGTATGGCACACATTATTTAGCTGTTTCGTTTGAAGTTTTCGGCCAGCAGTCGCTCCCGCTTGGCCGCCAGCCAGTCGGCGTCTACCATCATGGCCACCAGGTCCCCGAAGCCCACCTTCGGCTTCCAGCCCAGGGTCCGCCGGGCCTTGGCGGGGTCCCCCAACAGCAGGTCCACCTCACTGGGCCGGAAGTAGCCGGCGTCCACCGCTACGTACTGCTGCCAGTCCAGCCCCAGCCGGGCGAACGCCAACTCGCAGAACTCCTTGACCGAACGAGTCTCGCCGGTAGCAATGACATAATCGTCGGCCTGATCCTGTTGGAGCATCAGCCACATGGCCTCGACGTAGTCGCCTGCAAACCCCCAGTCCCGCCGGGCGTCGAGGTTGCCCAGGTAAAGCTTATCCTGCAGGCCCTCTTTGATCCGCGTGGCGGCCCGCGTAATCTTGCGTGTGACAAAGGTCTCGCCACGGCGAGGGGATTCGTGGTTGAATAGAATGCCGTTGCAGGCAAACAGGCCGTATGCTTCCCGGTAGTTGACGGTCTGCCAGAAGCCGTATGCCTTGGCACATGCATAAGGGCTCCGCGGATGGAACGGCGTAGTCTCCGTCTGAGGTGTCTCGGCCACCTTGCCGTACATCTCGCTGCTGGATGCCTGATAGAACTTGGCCGGGCGTTTCATGTGGCGGACGGCCTCAAGTACACGCAGCATGCCCAGGGCGTCCGAGTCCACCGTGTAGACGGGCAGCTCGAAACTCACCTTAACATGGCTCTGCGCCCCCAGGTTGTAAACTTCATCCGGCTCGATCTCGTTGAGCAGGCTGGCCAGGTTGCCGCCGTCCGTGAGGTCGCCATAGACCAGCTTAAGCCTGGACTGTTCATGTGGGTCCCGGTAGAGGTGGTCAATTCGGCCGGTGTTAAACGACGAACTTCGGCGAATAATGCCCCAAACCTCGTAACCTTTGCCCAGGAGTAGCTCGGTTAAGTACGAGCCGTCCTGTCCAGTAATGCCGGTTATGATCGCCTTCTTCATGGCTGCTCAGCGTATCGCGGGGCCGGTCACAGGCCCTATATTAGCTGGCGTCATGCCAGCATAAGAAACCCTCGAAAAAAAATGCCTCGG